GCTAACATACGTCTACAGGCCGTACAGACGCTCCTAGACCGTGTTGGACTATCAAAGACCGATAAACTTAATTTAAATGTTGAAGGAAGTAACGGAATCTTTATATTACCAGCTAAATCCGAAACAATCATAGAAGGTGAGTATGAAGAGGCGAACCAGTAGTACTATTCCTTTTGGTTATAAGCTTGTTGAAAATAATTTCTTAGAAGAAATACCAGAACAACAACAAGCCTTAAAGAAAATTATTCCTTTTATTAAGGAAAAATCTATTTCTTTGCGTGAAGGAGCAACATGGTTAGAATATGAAACAGGACGTTATGTTTCACATGTAGGGTTAAAGAAAATAGCAGACAAACATGAATGATTGGGAGGTTAACCCTGATGCTTATCTTCGGGATTCTGAGTCGGGCGAATTATTACTCAAGGCTGACGGAACTCCGAAGAAAAAACCGGGTCGTCCAAAAGGTTCAAAAGGCAGAGGTTACAACTACCACTCAGAAACAAAAGCAAAAATTGCAGCAAGAAGAACAGTTAAGAACCAAGCAAAAAAAGTAGCGCAGGTTCGCACACAATTAAAGAAAAAGGAAGAGTCTTTAGAAAAGTCCAGAGCATCTTTACAAAAGATAGAAGGGACTGAAGCTAAAACAGCAGGTAAGATCGTTGACAATATTGATGATCTGCCAGAATCTCTAAAGACGGTAGCAAAAGAGAATGTCATATTTAGCCCAAATGAAGGGCCACAAACAGACTTTCTAGCTGCTTCCGAAACAGATGTTCTTTATGGAGGTGCGGCTGGAGGAGGCAAGTCCTATGCGATGTTAGTAGATCCCCTACGCTTCGCACATCGGGCAGCGCATAGAGCATTAATCCTGCGACGTTCTATGCCAGAGTTACGCGAGTTAATTGACAAGTCACGCGAACTCTACCCGAAAGCCTTTCCCGGTTGTAAATACAAAGAAGTAGAAAAGCTTTGGAACTTTCCATCGGGAGCTAAAGTAGAATTTGGATTCTTGGAACGTGATGCAGACGTATACCGTTACCAAGGACAAGCATACAGTTGGATAGGGTTTGATGAAATTACACACCTACCGACTGAATTTTCGTGGAATTATTTAGCGTCACGATTACGTACAACAGATAGTGAAATTACACCTTATATGCGTTGTACGGCAAACCCCGGTGGAATAGGCGCACATTGGGTAAAGAAAAGATATGTTACGCCTTATGCACCCAATGAATCTTTTAGAGGTGACGATGGCTTAACAAGAAAGTTTATACCAGCTAGATTGTCAGATAATCCTTATTTATCTTACGATGGTAGGTATGAACAAATGTTAAACGCATTACCGCCTACACAACGTAAACAATTACTTGAAGGTGATTGGGATGTTGCTGAAGGTGCTGCGTTTACAGAGTTTGATAGAAATTTACATATCATTGAACCTTTTGAACTTCCTATGTATTGGGAACGTATAAAAGGCATTGACTATGGATACGCAAGCGAATCTGCTTGTGTTTGGGGTGCAATAGATGATAGCGATGGCACTTTAATTATCTATAGAGAATTATACCGTAAAGGTATGTTAGCAACAGAATTAGCTACCACTCTTATGCAAATGGAAGCATATGATCCGTTTAGCGTACCCGGAGTATTGGATACAGCTTGTTGGGCTAGGACAGGGATGACCGGGCCAACCGTAGGAGAAACACTTGTTAAAGCTGGACATAAGCTAAGACGAGCAGATAAAAATAGAGTAGCAGGTAAAGTTCAGATACATGAATACTTAAAACTTAGACCAAGCGGAAGACCAAGGATACAAATTTTTAACACATGTCCTAATCTAATACGTGAGTTACAAAGTATTCCACTGGACAAAAATAATCCTGAAGATGTAGACACGCATGCTTCGGATCACGCATACGATGCATTAAGATATTTGATTATGTCAAGACCACGAATCAACGATCCGATAAATCAAATGCGAAGCTTTAAACGAGAAATTAACTTTCAACCTTCTGATTCAGTATTTGGATATTAATATGAAAAGAATGAAATATAATAATGGTGGTGGAGCTACATATGTAAAAAATATTGGTGATTTAGAAACTAAATCTAATATACATTTACAAGGAGCAAAAACTGAATTTAAATATCCTCTTTCTAAAGGTATTGATATACGACATGAAGTAGCAAGAGATTTTAATACAGGTCAAAATAGACGTAAAACATCTGTAGGTAACGATGTTTTTAGACTTGAAAAATCTAAAGATTATGTTGGATTGAAAGTTCAAAAAAATTTTTAAACATTTAGGAGAATACATATGGCAAATCCAGTAGTAAGTATTAGAGATTCAGGACGAAGCACAGCAAGTATACATGATGTACGTGCTTTATCCGACAACAACTGTCACTCGTGGACATCAGCGACAACAGGCACAATAGCAGTAACAGCAGATGAAACGTATGATGTAACATTTACACAACCTGCTGACACAATTATTCGTAACTTGATTGCAATACCTGCTGGTAACATTGTTACTGCTGGAGCATCAGGTGATGATGTAGATTTTGATTTAGGTACTTCCGCAGGTGGTGGTCAAATAATTGATGAAGAAGCTATTCTTGATGATGGTGGTTCAGCCGTAACATGGACAGCTAATGCACCGCTGTATATTATTCAAGATTCACATGGTCATGGAGCTAACGCTTTTGTAAGCACTAGTGTTACTGCTGGTGTAGTAGGTGGCCCTGCAACAAGTGAAGCAATTGTAATTGCAGGATCTTTGTATACAGCTTCAGCAAGGACGTTACATGCACGATTAAAGCCTTTAGCAAATAACCTAGCTACAGCATCTACAACAGTTACATACTTAGTGGAGTTTTTACATCTTGGCGTGTTGCCTGATTAATAAAGACGAAAACAAAGTATTTCGTAAGTTTAACACATATGGCATATACGTCATATGTGTTATAACTATTTCCATAATAATACAAGCAATAAAAGTAATATAAATTATGCCTGAAAATAAATTTGTAGAAAATGCTGATAATGTATATTTTGAATCTGTTGAAGATGAAGATGGACTTAATTTAAATTTAGAATCTGCTTTAAAATCAAAACTTGCTGGATTAGTAGAAGCACGACATGCTGCTTCTGAAGCATCTAGGGATACGGATGAAAGTAGATGGATAACTGCTTATCATAATTTTCGTGGGATCTATCCTAAGAATGTTCGTTTCCGTGAATCAGAAAGATCAAGAGTATTTATAAAAATTACAAAAACTAAAGTTCTTGCAGCGTTTGGTCAACTTGTAGATGTTATATTTGGAACCGGAAAGTTTCCAATTGGTGTAACACCTACTATTCTTCCTGAAGGTGTATCAGAATATATGCACCTTAGTAATCAAGAATCTCCAAATCTTGAAACAAGTGCAGCAACATCTAATAGTATTACTGATCAAATGACAGAAGATTTAAATATTGGCTATCAAGGTGACGGTAAAGTTCTAAAGCCCGGAGCTACATTAAGTGGTGGTAAAGGTATATTTGAAGAATTATCTAATGAAGATCCAAATATTTCTTTTGAAGAAGGGCCAAATCCAATTCCCGGTATACCAACAATTTCTCCAGCTAAAGAAGCTGCAAGAAATATGGAAAAACTTATTCACGATCAAATAGAAGAATCAAATGGTTCTAGTGAATTACGTAATGCACTTTTTGAATCTGTACTTTTTGGAACAGGTATTGTTAAAGGCCCATTTAATTTTAATAAAACATTAAATCGTTGGACTAAAACAGAAGAAGGAAGAGAATATACTCCTGATTATGTGCGTGTTCCACGTTTAGAATTTGTAAGTATTTGGGATTTCTTTCCTGATCCTAATGCCACCTCTATTGAAGAGTGTGAATATATAGTACATAGACATAAGCTTAATAAGTCTCAAGTAAGAGCTTTAAGTAAAATGCCTTATTTTAATAAGGATGAAATACGTGAAGCTTTAGTTCTAGGGCCTAACTACGAAGAAAAAGACTATGAGTATGAATTAAAAGATTCACATCAAAATGATGATTATACCATGTCTAAGTTTGAAGTATTAGAATATTGGGGAATAATGGATGTTGATTATGCTAAAGAAATAGGCATGGATCTTCCAGAAGAAATAGATGAATTAGATGAAATTCAAATTAATGCTTGGGTTTGTAACGGTAAAGTATTAAGAGCAGTAGTTAATCCATTTTCTCCAGCACGTTTACCATATAATGCATTTCCATATGAGCGTAATCCATATTCCTTCTTTGGTATTGGCGTAGCAGAAAACATGAATGATAGCCAACAGATTATGAATGGTCATGCACGTATGGCTATAGACAACCTAGCATTAAGCGGTTCATTAGTATTTGATATTGATGAGACTATGCTTGTAGGTGGTCAAAGCATGGAAATATACCCCGGCAAGGTATTTAGAAGACAGTCCGGTATGCCCGGACAATCTATACATGGTGTTAAATTTCCAAACACATCTACAGAAAATATGATGATGTTTGATAAATTTAGACAGCTTGCAGATGAACAGACAGGTATACCTAGTTATTCACACGGCATGACAGGCGTTCAAAGTATGACACGAACAGCTTCAGGGATGTCAATGTTACTAGGTGCTGCAAGTTTAAATATAAAAACAGTTGTAAAAAACCTAGATGATTTTCTTTTAAAACCTCTAGGTCAATCATATTTTCAATGGAACATGCAGTTTTTTGAAGGTGATTTAAATATAGAAGGCGATTTAGAAATTAAAGCTATGGGAACAAATAGCCTAATGCAAAAAGAAGTTAGGTCACAACGTCTTACTATGTTCCTTCAAACGGCACAAAATCCTGCTATTGCACCGTTTGTTAAAATGTCAAAACTTATTAGCGAACTAGCTTATAGCTTAGATCTTGATCCAGATGAAATACTTAATAATGAAGAAGAAGCAGCACTAGCTGCTCAGATAATAGGAATGCAAAATAATGTTGGACAAGAAACTGGCGAACAAGCTGGCCCCGGTGGTGAACAACCCGGAGCTATGGGAACCCCTGAAGGAGCTACTGGAGTTCCAACGGATGTTGGCGTTACAGGAACTGGTGGTGGCAACATCGGAACAGGAAATGTTCCGCAAGCAGGGGAAGGTGAATTCTCTGGATAAATTAATGCAGTTGCCTGATATAGTTAAACAACGAAGGAAGGAAGATTAATATGAAAAGTCTAATGGTTCCAAGAGAACAAGCAGGTGTTGGTAGGCTTATTACAAAACCAATACTAAAAGGTATAGATAACATAAGAAGTTCTTTTACTGATATTCAATTAAATGATATTAATTCTAAACAAGTTGAGAATGTTCAAAGAAATATGGAATTTAGTTTAGACTTAGACGAAAATATTATAGAACCATCTTTAGATGATATAGAAAGAAAAATGAACGAAGTAAATAAAAGATTTAATTTTTATTTTGTACAAGACGATAGTGTACCAAATAAAAAAGAAGCTATTAAAAGAACTGCATTAGATTTTGAAATAACTAATCAATCTGTTAAAGCTATTGTAGACGGAGGTGGAACAAGAGCTAGAAAAAGTAGATTAGCACCTCCCACCCCATTACAACGAGAAAATATAGCTTTAGCAAAAGATACTAAATTAGCACAAGAAGCTGATACAAAAGGTAGAATAACTGGAGGTGTTGCAGTAGGTTTTCCAGCCATATTAATGACATTATGGAATAGTAAAAATGATGAATCGCCTACAGAAGAACAACTTACTGCATTAGGAAAAGCAGTAGAAAAAGCTGAAGCTGACAATGTAGACGTTTTTACTTTTATAGATCCTGAAACTAAAATAGAAACAGTATATAATATACCCGCTGCTAAAAGAGAAATGAGACAAGGTAAAAATAAAGGCGGTAAATTTCCAGATTTAAATAAAGATGGTAAAGTTACTCAAGCTGATATTCTTAAAGGGCGTGGTGTATTTCAAGAAGGCGGTGAAATGGCAATGCCTCCTGAACTTATGGAACAAGATGTTCCAGTTGATACCTATCCAAACATGACACCCGAAGAAGAAGCAATGCCTATCGCTTCAGATGAACAAATGCAAGAAGACTATGTTGATTATGTAACGGCAGAAGTTTTAACACAAGACGAACAAAATTATTTAAATTCAGCATTAGATAACGATCCGCAACTAGAAGGTATTTTAGATAAGGTTGTTACTTATGCAGCAGAATTTACTGGTCAAGGGGAAGTAGAAGGCCCCGGAACTGGTATATCAGATTCGATACCTGCAAGGCTATCGGACGGTGAGTTTGTAATCACCAAAAAAGCAACAGACCAAATCGGTGCTGACAATCTGCAAACGATGATGGACGAGGCAGAACGTGCAGCCGATGGAGGAATGATGCAAAAATATGCACTTGGCGGTGCTGTGGATAATCCCATGCTAGGTGGAGCAGTTAGAGATACTACTCCGCTGATGGATGAAAAAACCGAAATGTATGGAACAACACGGCAAGACGATGAAATGAAAAAGCAAATGATGTATGCTAATCGTATGCCAAGCATAATAGGACGATAAGGCTACCTGATATTCAGCCCCTTATTAATTTTTAACCTAGAGGCCACCTTGTAAGTTCAAGACCCTATATTAAAAAAAGCGCATTTAATATAGCTACCTTGATAAAAGACAAGCCCCAAAAGGAGAGCGATATGACTGAAGAACAAATGGAACCAGAAGCAAATCCGTACAATGCAAAAAAAGAATATCATAATAAAAGTGATATGAAAGAAATACGCAGTGCTGATTCATTATTTTTTGAGGAACCAAAACAAGAGGCTACTTCCGAAGATGAAGACGGAACCCCTCAAAAGAAACCTCGTACTAATTATAAAAAAAGGTATGATGATTTAAAGAAACATTATGATACTAAGTTATCTGAATTTAAACAACGAGAGCAAGAACTACGTGCAGCAGCGGAAAAAGCATATCCTAAATATCAGCCGCCAAAAAGCGAAGAAGATCTTGAAAAGTTTAAAACAGAATATCCAGACTTATATGAAACTGTAGAAACAGTTGCTCACATGCGAAGTGAAGAACAAATTCAAGCACTTCAATCTAAGCTACAAGCTTTAGAAGAACGTGAAGCAACTATATCTAAAAGAGATGCTGAAGCAGAATTACAAGCTAGGCATCCTGATTTTGAAGATATAAGAGGTGACGAAAATTTTCATACTTGGGCTAAAACCCAACCTGAAGATATTCAAAACTGGATATATAACAATCCTGATAATGCAACTTTAGCAAGTCGTGCAATTGATTTATATAAGTTAGAAAATAATATAGCTATTGGAAATACAACTCCTAAAAAATCAGTCAGATCACAAACTTCACGTTCAGATGCGGCATCAATGGTTTCAACAAAAACAACAAATGTTGAACCACCACAGCCTAAAGTCTGGACACAAAGGGAAATTGCATCTATGTCTATTGATGACTATGATAAATACGAAGAAGAAATTGATCTAGCTATTCAAGAAGGCAGAGTGCAATAATTTTGTCTAAAGAAATTAAAGGAGCTTAACAATGGCTTATAATCAATCAGATCAATATTTTGAACCTAGTACAGATACTAATGCTAACTTTGCAAATTCTGTATCTGGTCAAACTAATTCATACTTCCTACCTGCTATTTATAGCAAAAAGGTGCTTAACTTTTTTAGGAAAGCATCGGTAGCTGAAGCAATTACCAACACAGACTATGCTGGAGAAATTACGGCTTTCGGAGATTCCGTTAAGGTAATCAAAGAGCCTGAAATCACAGTATATCAGTATGAAAGAGGCCAAGATGTAACGGCAACTAAACTAACTGATCAAGAAGTTAATTTGGTTGTTGACACAGCAAACGCTTTTAAGTTTATCGTAGATGACATTGAAACTAAGATGTCACACGTAAACTTTAAAGAAGTAGCGTCTTCTTCAGCAGCTTACGCATTGCGTGACGCTTATGATGAAGGTGTTATTGCTACTATGTTTGCAGGTGTATCAGCATCTAGCCCTAATCATATTCTTGGTTCTGATAACGCAACTGACCTAGCGGCTGGTACTTTTGACGGTACTGGTAACTTGGATATCGGTTTTGCTTCTGGCGAACATGACCCTATTGACGTATTGTCACATATGGCACGTTTGTTGGATGAGCAGAATGTACCTGAAGAGGGACGTTGGTTTCTAGCTAATCCTGAGTTTTATGAGCAGCTAGTACAAAGTTCTTCTAAGCTACTTTCGGTAGACTATAACGCTGGTCAAGGTTCTATTCGTAACGGTTTAGTATCATCTGGAAAGCTACGTGGTTTTGACATGTACAAGACTAACAACATTGCATCTACCTCCAATGCGGCTGGTAAGTGTATTGCAGGTCACATGTCTTCAACCTGTACAGCACAGACTATTACTAGTACTGAAGTAATTCGTGACCCTGATAGCTTTGGTGACATCGTGCGTGGTTTGCACGTTTATGGAGCTAAAGTAATGCGTGGCGAAGCTTTGGTATCTGCCTTCTACGGTATAGACTAAGCTATTTAGCTATGGGGGTCTATATGACCCCCTTTACTTTAAAGGATAAAAAGATGCCTGGAAATCAAATTGGAAGCGATGAAAACCCAATGATGTTTAGAAAAGCAATTGTAAGTAAAGAAAGTAGATTTCGTAAAGGCTTTAATAAAGATAAATATCAAAGTAATTATGATAGAATATTTAGAAAGGGAGACTCATCTAATGGAAAAAGTACATCCTCTTGAAAAAATGAAGATGACACCACCAACTAATTCATCAATGGAAAGTGGAACATCTAAAGATTATGAAACCATAGCTGAAATGACACAATCTTGTGACACAAAAGCTGGTCTTAGTACTGGTGTAAACAATAACGATTATTAAGGAGATTATTATGCCAATGGGTAAAGGAACGTATGGTAGTAAAGTAGGCCGTCCTAAAAAAGAAAAGAAGATGGGTAGCGGTATGATGAAACGTAAAAATGCTATGTATGGCGGTATGCAAAAAAAGAAAATGAACAAGGGTAGTATGATGAAGTATGGCATGAATGAAGGTGGACTAGTAGGTGAAATGGATCAAGCTGGGCCTAATTAATAATGGCAACTTATCTTAATCTAACAAACGAACTACTACGTGAAATGAATGAAGTTGTTTTAACTTCATCGGATTTTAGTTCAGCAGTAGGTGTTCAACAACATGCTAAAGATGCAATTAATAGAGCATACTTAGATATTGTTAATGAAGAACCACAATGGCCTTTTTTAGCTACGGCTGAAAGTGGTGATACTGATCCAATGTACGGTAATGCATATGTTGAAACTACTGCTAATACACGTTGGTATGAATTAAAACCAGCAAGTTCTAGTATAACAACTGATTATGGTTATATAGATTGGGATAATTTTCTTGTAACAACTGTTGGAGTTTCTGGTGAATCAGCACCTTTTGTAGCACATAATTTACGTTTTATAACTACAGAAGAATGGAAAGATAACTTTCGCATATCAGAAAATAAAGATGATGCTGGTGATGCTAATGGTGGAGAACCCCGAAGAATTATTAGAAGCCCTGATGCACGTAAGTTTGGATTAAGTCCTATACCTGATAAAGTATATCGTATATGGTATTATGCATATGACTTACCAACTGAACTTGATGCTCATGGAGATTCAATAGTTTTTCCAGATTTATATAAACCTGTATTATTAGCAAGAGCTAGATATTATATTCACCAATTTAAAGAAAGCCCACAATCAGCAGCGTTTGCATTAGAAGATTATAAGCGTGGTTTAAAACTTATGAAATCAAATCTAATGGAACCTGTTCCTTACTATATGAAAGACGATAGGATGCAATACGTATAATGTCTCAAGCATTTGGCTTTAGTTGTAAAGGCGGTTTAAATACAAACTTAAATCAGTTTGAGTTATTACGTATGCCCGGAGCAGCAACAGAACTACAAAACTTTGAAGTGGATTCTGATGGTGGCTATAGGCGTGTTAATGGATATACTGCTTTTGGTGATACCAGACCAAATAGCACTAATCGTGTTTTAGGTATTGCAGTATATGGTGATGGCATTATTGTATGTTCAGGAACTAATATTTATTTTACTCTTGATGGTGATACATATCTTCAAATAAATAGAAGTAGTGTATCAGGAAGTGGAGACAACTATTCTACTTTTACTGGTAGATCTACACTAACACGAACAGCACAAGGACAATGTTCTATTTCTATTTTTGAAGGCTCATCAACGTATGGTGAAGTATTTATATGTGACGGAGCAAACAAACCATTCTTTTTTAAAATGACAGGTTCAGGAGCATTAACTAATCGTACATATTTTGCTGCTGAAGTAGCAGTAGATACAGATAAAACTCCAACTGTAGGTGTAATACACGATAAACATTTTGTTGTAGGCGGTGCAAGTGCATCTCCTAATACAATTTATTATAGCGGTACATTAGATCCAGATGATTTTACATCAACAGGATCAGGAAGTATACAACTTGAAGATCAAATTGTAGGATTAAAAAGTTTCCGTACTGATTTATTTATATTTTGCACAAACAGTATTTTTAAATTATCAAACATAAATAATAGTAGTACAATTGTAGTAACACCAGTAGCAAAAAATGTAGGATGTTTAAGTCACTATAGTATACAGGAAATAGGAGGTGATCTAGTTTTCTTAGCACCAGACGGTATTCGTAGCGTTGCAGGTACAGCACGAATTGGTGACGTTGAATTAGGATCTGTTAGTAGACAGATACAATCTGTTATATCTGATATTGCAACTAGTATTAGTGGTTTTAATATATCAAGCTGTGTATTAAGAAGTAAAGCTCAATATAGATTATTTTATTCTTCTTCTACAGCTTCGGTTGCAACATCAAAAGGTATAATAGGAACATTAACACAAGAAGGATTTCAATGGTCAGAAACGGTAGGTATACAAGCACCATCATTAACATCAGGATTTAATAATGATGGCGTAGAAAAAATATTTCATGGTGATAATAATGGATATATTTATACGCATGATTCTGGTAATTCATTTATTGATGATGGTACAGCATTAAATATTGAAGCTAAATATCAATCACCGAATTTTGACTTTGGTGATGCAGGAACACGTAAAACATTAAAGTACGCAAAGATTTCAATAACTCCAGAAGGATCGGTAGAACCTTCATTTAGAGTTAGATATGATTATGAAGATAATAATGTACCACAACCAGCAGAAACAAATATAACAAATATTTTACTTCCTTCATTATTTGGTACTGGTACATTTGGTACTTCACAATTTGGAGGATCAACAGATCCAATGGTACGAAAAACAATTACAGGTAGTGGACACGCAGCAAACTTTAGAATTCGTAGTAATGATCAAAAATCATCATATGCTATAAATGGAATATACATAGATTATGTACCTTCAGGTAGGAGATAAATAATGGCAGGAACTAGCTATACAAGACAAAGCACAATGTCAGATGGTGATACAATTACCGCAGCTTTGTTTAACAATGAATTTAACCAATTATTAAATGCATTTTCTTATGCGTCATCTGGTAC